AACCAAAATAGTGCTGTCAGAATAGTCACTAAATCCAGCATTTACAATATGTCCTACAATCTTTTTCTTATCGTGCTCTATATTTGTAGGTTTATGAACGAACTGCTGAACAGAATCGATAGCAGTTTTTGTACTCATGCCATCTCCGTTTTTATTAAACTCATTGACGACTGCCGCATTAAAAGCCACACCCATCAAGTCAATATTTTTATCTAAATCTACAGAGCTTGGAATTAGACTTCTTAAATTTTCTACGTTAGCTTTTGAAATATCAATACCGCCAATTTCCTGGCAGGCTGTAACCTCAAAATCAAAGGTTGTTGTATACTTATGCATCTTTTTTAGGATTCTCATGGGTATATCCCATTTTTTTCATTTTGAGATGATCCTCATAAGTTTTCGCTTCATAGCTTTTGCCAGTTTTTGGATCATACATCATGTGTGGTTTGAAGTCTTTTTCTGCCGCTTCAGATTTAACATTCTTTCCTTCTTTTTTCATTTTTTCAAGGATTGCTTTTTGCAAGGGCTTTGGAAGTTTCTTTTGGCTGTCTGTTAGTCCTGCTTCTCCCACCTCGTTCATCATAGCTCTCATCTTGTCATACTGCATTGAGCAGGCTGCGTATGTTTCTTTATCTCCCATTTCTGCTGTATCAATGAGAGCTTTATCATCCATAGCGCAAACACTCATGTATGATTTATACATAGCTTCCTCTATTTTACTATATTTTTTAGCAATCGAGATTTCTATATCTCCGTTAGAGCGATCTATATTCGCTACAAGTGGATTTTTAATTTCTTTCATTTGAGTGGTATAAAATTGCTGATGGATAAAATTCTAATTTATGTGCATTTGAAACCTCAAAAACACCATCAAGCGTTCCTAATTTTTCAATCTCGGCAAAATTATTTACACAAGAAATCATAACTTCTTGCCAATTTTCTTTTTCCGAAGAGGAAACAACAGATTCGCAGAGCTTGCTTAACATTTTGCTCTGATCTTCATTTAAGGATTCTACCCCAAGTTTTTCTAACATTTTTTCTTTTGCAATAGAATTCAATGCTTCGATTTCATAAATAGTTCCCTGAATACTTTCCCTAGAAAACTTATCCCCAGAACCTTCTGGGCGGCCAGGCATCGCCTTTGTTGGTTTTTCTCCTGACTGTTCTCCTTCTTCGGGTTCTATCATTGGCACACCACCAACAACTGGATTAAAATACCCCTTTTCTCTTTGTTCTACGAATTTTTCTTGAGCGCTCTCCAACTCTTCAGCGAGAGGAAATCTGCCAGTATGAAAAAGCGTCATACCTTGTTCTGCCGTCACAATACCAAGTTCCATAAGCCTGGTGGCTATGCGCATAAGTTGTGTTTCATCGCGGAGATCGATGTCCTTAAATTTAACAGTTGGGTATTGTCTGAATCCCAAATCTTTTGCAATACGACGAATTTCTGGTTGAAGAAAGTCATGAATAAAAGCTTCGCGAGCTTCTTTAAGTCTATCAAGAAAAACGCGAGCCTTAATTTGGGCGCCACTATACTTATCTTCATTAAGAATAATATTTTGTAAACCTTCTTTAATATCTTTATTGATTACTTCGTATTTTCCTGGACCAACAACCTTGTTGATGTCTGGTATAATGAAATCCGCCTTAGTTGTATAGTCTGACACGAGAACGCGTCCAACAGATTCATTCTGAAAGAGCGTTTGCATAGCCTTAACATTATTTGCATTGATGCCTCCTTTATCTGGCTCCGCCCCCATGGTGATCATAAGAATTACATTTTCGACGGTTCTCATGATTGCTTGATCCATTTTTTTCATTTCCATTTTTGCATTAATGTCCTCAAGAACAGGATAACCAAAAGGAATGGCAAATGGTTCATAATCTTGCTTTTTGTAGAAGCTGTATGCAAGCCTATTATTCTCTAGATTAATCTGAAGTCCGTCCTTAAAATATGATCCATCTTTGACGGCTTTCTGATCTTCTGGGTCTAGCGCCTCAAAAACTGCTTTATCGTAATCATTTTTAGGATTGACGAGCCTTTCCATATCAAACTCGGAAAGAATTTTTGCGTAAGCTCCATCTTTTGTATTAAATACAGCACTACGCTTTGCCACAATCTCAAAGGGATTTAAAACAATGTATTTTAGCGGGAATTTATTTTCTTTGGGTGAACCCTCTACAATTTTAGAAAATTTCTTAAAATCATTAAGGTCAAATTTGCCATCTAATCTATAAAGAAAAATATTTCCACTTCTATAGTATTCTCTAAAATACTGATCCTTTAAATCCCACAGCTTTATTCTGTCGAAAAGTTTCATGAAGAAGTCCCTAGATGTCGCATTTCCGCCCTCAAGATAAACTTCAGCATTTGCAAATTCTGACATCATATCAATTGTATTTCTAAAAATAGGAACATTAGCGTAAGCTTTTTGGCAAAGTTCAATTGCTTCTCTTACATTGATTCCATCAGACGATATCTCGTAAGGTAAAAGTCCAGCACGAATTTGACTAAATTTATTAAGCGGGGCCGTAACAGAAGATCTATTTATTCTTGTGCTGGTATTAGACGATGAGAGGTTACTCACAGAACCAGACCGACTGTACGACCCCAGGGAAGTATGATAAGATTCGCCAGCAGTTGCTGGCTCAACAGCCTCTTGCGCTTGCGATACTTGCGGGGCAGCTTTTTGAAATTTATTCCAATAATCCGATTTTTTATTGTATTTTCTTTTGGACATAACTTATTATAAAGTTGTTTACACTTTTTAAAAGTTACTTTTAAACTTTTTTAAATAAACATTGGAGTAAAACCCGAATGAGATTCTTCTGGTATATTGATCATATCGTAATAAATATTCATTCCCCAATTCCCCAAAACCAAAGCAGAGTAAGAGTCTTTTCTTGGTCTATCTACACCCTTTTGCCTTTTAAGGTTACTTGGTAGGTCAAAGCTCTGAGTGCCTCCAGCCGAGCTAGTTACTTGGATTAAAGCGCATTCTGCTTTTGTTAAATCAATCATATCTTTCTGGTGCTCGATAAATTCAATCATTTTTGCGCCGTTATTTTTTTCGTCTTCATATTTAGAAAACTTTAATTCCTTTATTGGTATTTTTTTAGCTTTTTGTATAGAATAATTGTCGTCCATAGCTGTTGCTGCAAAGTACAATTTCTTTCTATCGAAAGCTGTTTGTAACATTTCGTTACCATTTCTAATCCAAACCGATGTTGGTTTTCTTAAATAACAGATGGTTTTATTAGAAACATTATAGCTTCTTCTAGCTTCTTTGAGATCTTTAATGTAATCGTGAGGGTTGTCCAATCCTGCATCAAATACACCTATCTCCAGCTTGTCTCTTTTAAATAAATCACTCTCGTTGCATGAATTTATAAACTGGACACCGCCATTATAGTCTCCCACGATCATAATAACATTAAAATGATCCATAAGATACTTAAAATAAGTCATGTGTTTCTTTAAGTTTGTCCCAGGCAGAGCATAACTATGTACAATAACACCTTTCTTTTCTTCTGGTATTAACTTTATTAATTGTATAGCAAAATCATCAGAAGCTTCAGATTCAGACCACGATGGGTCAAAGGCTAGTATATATTCCGAACCCTCTTCTCCAGCAACCTCAACCGCTGGAGATTCGCCATCCTCGATTGTGCATTCAGCCATCTTGCTAATCTTAAAATAACCAGCACTGTCATCGGTAAATTGAGCATTAAACTCTCTATCGATTTGAGACTGGCTCATAGTACCTCTTGCTTGAGAAATCAAATTTTCATCATATAAGGCTTTGGGCGCACAATCATAACTAAACTGCATTATGCATCTCCTGCCTTCGTTTTTTGCTCCAGGATTAAAGACCATATTTTCGTATGCTTGATACATTTTGTATAGGTATTCAAATTTATATGAAGCAGAAGATAAGCCAATCATTTTATTTGAAGGCCACTCTGTTCTTTCTTCTTCTGTCATTTTGCCAGCCTCAATCATGGCGTCTTCGGCGTCTTTAATTTTTTGCCTTTCCGTTGGGTTTTCAACAACGGCAAGGAACGGCATAATAACTTCGTTTAAAACCTTTTCTGGCATAAGTAGAAGCTCATCAATAATGATTCGTTGAAAACGAAAACCACGAAGTTTTTCACCGTCACCAAGAGGTAAAGCAGTAATACGACTCTTGCCAATCTGCATAGACCATTCATCGTTAGACTTACTTACCTTGCCTATACATTGTTTAAACAGCTCAGCTTTAGCGTCTTGCGATATATCTTCTATCTTACGGAAGATCATTTTAGACTGCCTAAATGATTTTGAAATGATCCCAATATGAACGCCTTGGTTCATCATTGCGTCCAGCAATGCGAAAATACCAGTCGAGAATGATTTCGACATACCACGAGACCAGATGCCCAAAAAGTAATCATTCTCCATCATAGCTTTTACCGCCATGTGCTGAAACGGAAATAACTCTATACCAGTGAGCAATTCTGTCGTGAAGGTCACATTTTCTTTGAGGAATTTATACAACCAGATTTTTGCTTGCGTATCCTCTAGATAACCCTCAAGATCCATAACTTGTTGATTGATCGGTTCTTTTTTTAAGCGTTTTTGATTCCCTATGTCCCAACTCATTTTTCTTCCTTATCTAAAAAATATTGCACGTCTACGTTCCACAACTTATTACCCAAAGAAAGTATTTTAGGTATTAATTCTTCACTATGTTTTCTGCTGTTTGTAAAAATAAATTGACAATGTCCAGCGAATTCGTGTTGAACAGAAATTAAATTAGAGAAGACCCAGCCCAGTTTTGGGGCCCGCCTTCCTTTAGTAAAGATAGCTTCTTTTTCTATGGCTTTAATTGATTTTTCTACAACAATATACATATAACTATCAAGCTCCACACATCTCTGCATTTCTCTTCTGAATCTATCTACTTGACCCCCAAACGTTGATAAAAAATCTCCAGCACTTTTTCTGTCTACAAATGTATTGGAAAAATCATTTCCGCCCAGCGTATAATCTCCAAAATCTAATTTTAAAATTTGAGACTTAGGAAATTCTAATGGTTGTTGTTCTCTTGTGTCTACCAAAACCTCGACATCTACATCTTGTTCAAATTCCTTTGGCATACCCTTGTAAAAAATTGGCTTAGCGCCCATAAGCTCGCAGGCTTTTGTGTATGTCCCAAAGTGTTTTTTGTATAGATCTAAGTCAGGTAATTGCCTTTTAGTTAGTTCTAAATAAAATGGAGCATGAGTATATTTTTTTTGTTTTATCCTTCTTTTTGCCAACTCTAATATATAATCCCTTACTTCTGAATCTGGCGCAGATAGACACCACTTTACAAGCTGCGATCGGTTGATAAAATCATTTTCGAAGTATTCATCTTTTTTCTTAAAGGGCAACGGGTTGCCATTTAACTTATTAAATCGCGGATAATGTTTCACATAGTAGTCAGCCACGTACATCTTATGCGCTTTAAGATGCGCATGAAGACTTTTCTCCGTTTCGAACTCAACCCCGCATTCTTTGCATTTATAAGACATCTTCAATACCAATCCCCAGGACTCTAGCTTTCCAGGCAGCCATGCCTTCTAAGCGCTCTGCCTCTTTCTTAATAACTTGCTTCTGCATATCTGCTATACGCACCATATTTTTTCTTTCCTCTTCTTCTTGAAATAATTGCACAATAGCCAAGAAGGACGCCGTATCCTTCTGCTTGCTGGCTAGTCTAGCTCCTCGGTCACCCTGAAGCTTTTTTGTGAGATTCTCAATTCGCGTTTCGCACTGATGGTACTCAGAGCTTTTAGCCTTTATAATCTCGGCTAGACGAACAGTCATTTCATCTTGGTCGTCTGCGCTTTCAAACATATCGTTTAGTTTCTGCAGGTGCCCAGTAATCAATTCAAGATTAATAATCTCTTTGGCGACGTTCATGTATAGATTAAGTTCATCTGCCGTAAGATCTGGTTTGTCCCAAGTTAACCTAATAAATTCTTGCTCAAACAACTCCTTGTCTCTTGGGCTAGTATAGTTATTTACAATAGCTACGAATCGTGAATTGGACAAGTTGATTCTTAATTTGTCACAACAAGCGTGCTGGTTTCGCGACATCTTAGCTTCTTCTAGACCATATCCAGTTGAGTCGTTGATTTTTTTGATTATTCTAGAAATCGCCTGAGGAGCAATATAATTTCCAGCAGAATCCTGCCCTTTATCCTTTTCCTCTTCTTTATCTTGGTTGATTATCTCATTTACAGAGCGCCATTCTTTGGATAATCTGGTTATTTTAGTCTCAAATATAATATCAGCTATTTCTGAAGTATTTAATTTGTCTTTTTTTAATTCTTCGATTTTTTCTAACTGCTCTTCAGAAAAAGATATTTCTTTTATCTTTTCGCGTTTTGTTGTTTTTGCCTTTAGACCATTTTTGGCTAAAAATTTACTAACACTACGTCCTTCTTTTGATCTCCCATCAAGCTCGTCATCATTAAATACCTTTTTTGTAATGTTGATTATATTCGGATCGTCTTCGAACATATTTAGGATAAATTCTTTTTGATCGTCTGTTAATTGAATCATATAATATCCTTATTTTTAATAATTTTCTTAGCTTTGTCTTGAAAAATTTTTTTCAAATTTTTGATTTGCTTATATCCCGCCGACCTCTTTTTTTCTGTTGTTTTGAAGCCTAAAAATTTTGCGACATCTTCTTCAGATTTGTTTTGAATAAAGAGCATCTTAAAAGCTGTAAACTGCCTTGGCGTAAGCTCTTCCTCGATTTCACTCGAAAGCTTGCGCGTCGCTAACTCTAGATCAAGAAATTCATCTTTTCTTTCATAAACCTCGTGAGTGTGATGCTCTATTGTAACGGCGAGCTTAATATCATAAGCAGCTTTTTTCTTTCGCTCCCAGTCTTTATATTCTGTGCAATGGTTATCCTGCATTCCGCTTTTTGTTTTACTGCAGCCATCTCCTCCAAGATTATACTTGCACCTCAAACATGGTCTGGCATAATTGCCGTAATGATTTCGGAGCAAGTTTTTAAATTGATTCGATACAACTCTACTTAACCAAGGTTCGATTGGTTTCGATTGATTCCATAAATGCCACTTTTTATGTATATGACACATAATAGTTTGCTTGATGTCGTCGTAATCAATATAAGCTAAGGCATCTAAATCCCATTTTGATCTCTTACGTTCTAAGGCTGTTTCTATTTCCTTGAGCTTGTCTTCGAAACTGTACATTATAAATCATTAATGTCTCTAACTATTCTCCTCTTTCTGCTTAAGGGGCGTTTGCCAGCAAGAGAACCCATTGTTTGTTGCGCGTCTGCGCCAAAAGTATCGATTTCGTATTCAAGCTTTGTGATACGAGGTACAGATTCTGCATCTGTCTCATCTTCACTTAGAGCTTCAATTTTTTTCACTTTTCTGTTGATTGGTAAATCTTCGTTTGCATAAGATGAGCCAAACGGACTTCCACAATCAGAACAAAACTTGGGCGGGCTGAATTTATATTCAACCTTCTTACCGCAATCTGTACAAAACTTAATAGCCATAAATTATTATAAATTTATTTTAATTATTCTCAAGTTTAGATACGATAAATTTTACAATTTTACTTCTCTTTATGTCTTCTGTGGTGAATTGTTTGCATATGACTCCATTTTCCACAGAGTCTTCGTTGTCAAACGTTTTGAAAATTTCAGTAAAGCCACTATTATTAATATCGCTTTGCATAATGTCTCCGCATATAATTATTTTTGAATCCTCTCCTATTCTTGTTAAAACAGTCACTAATTCACCATAAGAGAAGTTTTGAGCCTCATCAATTATTACAATTGTATCGTCCCAGTTCGCGCCCCTTACATAATTAACAGGTATGCAATCAAACATATTTTTTTCTCTTAAAATTTTAATGTCAGAAGTATCAAGCATTTCATCGAGCTTATCATAAAATGGACCCGCAAAAACTGCAAACTTTTCTTCTAAAGACCCTGGCAGCGCACCCATGCTTCTCTGCGCGCTCTCAGCTATGCTTCTGATATATAGAATACCTTTTTCAAGGTTAGAGTCCATCATGACCTGTAAAGCCGAATATACAGCCATATAGGTCTTTGCGGTGCCAGCGGGACCAGATAAAAACAATAATTTTGAATCTGGGTCAAGTGCTGTTTTTAGAAAATCAATTTGATTTTCAGTAAATTTAAATTTACGCTCTTTGAATCTTAGTTTATGATTCAATTGTTTGAATTCAAGCTTGTTAGACATTCAAAACTTATTACACTTTAAGATATCTTTTTTACCGCCCAAGCGTGAATTCTTGGTCTTAAAGATTGGAATGCATTGTAAAAAAATAAAGAATCTGGCAAAGCTAAAGCGCTTGCATCTTTGTTCCAAACAAATCCTGTTGATGTATTATAGTGTAAATCTGGGTATTGATATTCTCCTATACCATTTATTATATTTTTTAAATTTTCTATACTTGGATCCTCTATTCTATTATATAGCAAGCTGTTTCTAGAACCAGGCACAGAAGATATATCATACTGTGAGGCTTTAAAACTGATCAACTGATCGCTCTGTCCTTTATTTAAAACCTTATAGTTAAGACCCCAATAGGAGCAAAAATAATCTTCTTTATGTGGATATGCGAAGGTGGTAGAAGTTCCTGTTGTTCCTACTATATTAAAATTTCCTTGACTTTCAGTTATTTCTCTCTCCTCTAACTCTTGACCCTGGTAACTTGAAAAAAATTTATTATCACCTAGGGTGGAGCCGCCATAATCAGGGTGCGTCATTTTATTGTAGGCATAGGTACTAGTATTGTTTAAAAACGCATATCTAGATTGAGTACCAATAAAGCCGCTATTATTTGTAGATAATGGCAAAGAGTTTTGATCTTGCTCTTTAATTAATCCTAAATAAGTAAAAGTATCATTTGTTGTCCCGCCAGCGTCAATCGTGGTTGAGGTTGGAGTACCTTTATTTTCGTTTCCTACTCCTGTTTGCACAAAACTAACAAACATACCTATTTTTATTTCTTCCCAATCGCTACCAAATGTAAATGGGACTTGGTAAGCATAATTCGGTTCAATAAGTAAGCTTTTGTCCGTGCCTCCCTGAAAAGCACTATCTATTGTTTTTTCGTATATAAATCCACCAGCCATAATACTTATTACACTTTTTAAAATTGATTTAAATCTTGATTTGTTTCTCCAGTGCTTATATTTTCGAAATCGACTTCGTTTTCGTAATAAATATCAATAAAACTTAATAATTCTTCATCTGTTTGTCCAGTATTTTCGTTTTCAAAATCAGTTTGACTTTCATAGTATGTGTCAATATGGGCTTTTATGTTTGCAGCATATGTACCTAGAATCTTAAGCTCAAAATCTTCTCCAGTTTTTGGTTCTCTTGTTACTATTTCACGTAGCCATAAATTGAAATTAGTTTGACCTGCTTCTCTATCTTCAAAGTCAACTTGGTTTGCATAAAAAGTGCCATTTAATCTAAATAAAGCAGTATTAAGATTTTCTTCTAATTGGGATAAATGTTCTGCACAAGTATTGAATTCCGATGGGGTTGGTAGAGAGCCAGTTACTTTTTTAATTGTTGAATAGGCGCTGTACTCATTAGATAGTTGAACAACTTCTCCAGCTCTAGAATCTAATGTTTGATTTGTTAGTGCACTTTTTTCAAATTGAAAAGAATTTAATGCACAAGTACCCATCGAAAAATCTAAGTCATCTAAAGTTATGCCGCTAGATTTTATATCCTTTATTATTGATTGTATTTCAGAAATTCTATTGATGCTTGATTCGTTTTCTTTTGGAGAAAAGATTATATCTATTTTTTTATTAAATTTATCTTCCTCAATTAACCCTGTGACATCTTCTACTTCTTGCTCCAGCATTTCTATATTAGCATTTATTTTATGAACTACTGGAGAAAATATATTGACATTTGAATAATTTATGCTGCCAATATTGTTTGTGGGTTTTACATCAAATGAAGCTTCATAATTTAAAGATTTTATAGCAGAATTTTTACCATCTAGATTAAGAGAAAAAATAGAAGGGGTCATATCTAACGCCTCGAAATCAGCAGAGGCTGTTAAAAGTTTTAAATTGGTAGTGGGTTTCATGTCTCCAAAAATTTGAAGTGTCACGTTTATTTCCCCAAAACCATTTGAATCTAAATTCAAACCATAACTAGAAATAGCCGCATTAGTGAAATCTATTGCATTATTTTTGTATACAAATTGCCCAGATAAGTTAGTCGCCCCAGTTAATGATTGCAGATAGTCCTTGCCATTATAAGGTTTAGAAAAACTACAAGTCGTTGTCGGCGGCTTATAAATTTTTCTGTTTATTCCTTTGTTTGCGAGTAGCTTTGTAGCCCCTTCCTGATTGGTCGATTGGAAAGATATGTTACTTATTCCAGTTAGTAATACATCTTGCAGTATTACATAGCTCTCTTCTGATCCATTAAACATTTAATTGCAATCCCTGATATTGTATTGAAAACTGAACCAAATCTCCAGCCGCAACACTAACTTCTTGGGAACTTATGCTTGCGTTTGGAATATTATAAGTATTTAAAACAGAGTTCCCTGTATCTCGTATATCAAATGTTATATTTCTGTTAAATGTTTCTGATTGAATTAACCCCGTAACATCTTCAAATTCTTGTTCGTCCATTAACATTTTGGCGGATGTGCTATATTTTATTGGAGATAATATTTTGGCGCTGGAAGATTTTATAGAATCTATTTCGTATGTAGGCTTTACATCAAAATTTACACTATATGAAAAATCTGTTAAAATTGAATTGCGCCCTTCAACATCCACTGAAACCGAATCTGGACCCAACTCCTCGAAAGAATAATCGCTCTGCGTGGCTGCAATATTTGTTGTTGGTTTAAAATCTCCAAATATTTTCATATCTATTGATATTTTCGGAGAACTGTTGGTATCTACAGATACGGAATATGAAGAAATAGTCGCCTCATTAAATTCTACGGCATTTGCGCCATATACAAATTGGCCAGAAAGATCGGTCATTCCTGTAAATTCTTGCAGTCTATCTCTTCCCAAATAAGGTTTTGAAATTTTGCATTGTATTGTGTGCCCTTTATTGATCTTTCTGGTTATTCCTCTTTCAGCAAGTAACACAACCGCATCTTCTTCAACATTAGAAGTGAATGATATATCTGTGACACCAGTGATGGCATAACCTTGCATAATTACCTTTGTATCTTCCGAACCTACAAACATAAATTCATTTACACTTTTTCTTTTTAAAATTTTTTTTCTTTTTTCTTTGTTTTTAAGTGTAACACTACTCGCCCCCATCTGCTTAATCGCGTGGTGTGTTTTTGCTATCGGTCGTAACAAATTTAAGCCCCATTTTCTTGGTTCTCAAGATTATGGGGCTTTTTATGTGTAAAAGAATTAGTACATGAGCATAGAAAATATCCATCTTTTAGAAAAAGAAATACACCAAACATTTAATTGGGATAACGACACCATTAACTCCCTAACAAGTCGGATAGGCTCTCTTTTAGTTTTCTATCCAATCAGCGAATCTCAAAACCTCCATATGTTTACGCATCTTTTACAAGAGTTAAACAGAAAATTAGACAAATTTGGATTTAGTGAAAATATTTCTAGGCCTGTAGATGCTGGGTTCAGACCCTTGAATATCGAAGATTTTTTTGGTAATTCGCCTACTCCAGGTGCTAACGATTACCTAAAGCTAGAAGATAGTTCGTATCTATTCCAAGAAAATGCATTCAAATTGATCCTAGAGCAGGATATTTAGTGTAATATAACACGCAGATGCTTATAAAGACAACAGAAACGAATAATAGACCACAATCAAGTATTGGGGCTTTCGTTGTGTAGTTTTTTATAACTCTCCGAATCTACTTAGCCCCGACTTGTAAAAAGTTGGGGTTTTTTGTTTTTAGGGTTGACATTTTATTTTTTATGTACATAGTGTTTGTTATTGATCTTTGATAGTTTATTTTTTGAAATTTTTATGTAGGGAGGTTAGGTAGCCAACGGAGTCTCATAAGCTTCGTGAGCAGGTTCAATTCCTGCCCCTGCAACCATTTAAGCCCCTATCGTCTAGTCAGGTCTAGGACACTTGGTTTTCATCCAAGCGACTGCGGTTCGAATCCGCATAGGGGTACTTGGGTCGCATAGTTTTAATTGGCAAAACAGCTGATTTGTAATCAGCCTTTCTCGGTTCAAATCCGAGTGTGACCTCCATTTTTATTGCGAAGTAGCTCAGCGGTAGAGCAGGTGACTGTTAATCACTTGGTCGCTGGTTCGATCCCAGCCTTCGCAGCCATTTTAACACACCCAGTGATCCTCTTCTTCATTGAATGATCATAAAGGCTGGGTGCATTTTACACAGGCGGTGTTGAAAGTAGAAACACTGCGTGGGCCAGCGTCCGAGGAAGGCGGAATATCGACTCGGTTAATTCTATGGCATTTTCGTGACCGTAACTGCAAAACGCGAAGCGCATAGAAGCATGGTGATCGATTGGTAATCGTAAGCCTAGTTCCACAAAGACCGTAATAGGAGTAACGACCTATCCTGTGTATTAAGCACCTTTAGCTCAATCGGTAGAGCAGTTGACTTTTAATCAATTGGTTCTGGGTTCAAGTCCCAGAGGGTGTACCAATTTTATTGGTTCGTGGTGAAGTGGCCTAACACAACTGGTTTTGATCCAGTCATTCGCAGGTTCAAATCCTGCCGAACCTACCACCTTGACCCCTAATGCCTCTCATCTAAGTAGCCTTGATGATATGATGCACACTATAGGTAAAAAAAGCAGAGAACGTACCGCTCTGTCATAGGTCGTCAAATCGGTATCGTGAGGAGCAAACACGTTAACGTATCCAGCAGTGCAAGTGATGTAGGCTATTGCTCACTGCTGATCAATTTAATAGTTCTGATACTTTTCAAGAAGTATTGGGTAATGATCCACCATTCCAAATAGGGGGAAACTAAAAAAGTAGTGTAGAACGTACTAGGATATGAGGCTTGTGGAATAGGCGTTGATTGAGCGGCATGCTGTTAGATCGATCATTTGTCATACACGGTAACTTCTCTACGTCATCTATTGGGTTAACTATTATCAAAGTAGACC